GCCCCACCCAAAAAGCAATCCATGGGTATCTAATCGCGGCTCTACAAAAGCTTTTATTTTAGCTAGGTCGTTTAGTCCTAGTTCGATATCAGAATTTAAAATTAGCCAGTAGGGAGCCAGTGGAGTAGATTTAATAATTGCGTTCCAACTAGCTCCTACTCCTAGGTTGTGTCCACATGAATAAATTAGATGCTTTTCTATTAAATCCTCGAATTGGATATCTCCTCTAGGACTAAGATCAAGATGAGTATTCCAAGTAAATCTATAATCAAAGCCCCATGTTTCTTTTTGGATAGAAAGCGAATTACATAGCCTTTGAAGCAAATCAGGACGATTGATGTACGGAATGCCAATTACTGGTTTGTTGCCCATTAGGTTTGTCCTTTGCATTTAATACTTTTACTGTATAGAAATTTCCTCATATTGTCATCGGTAAATATACCTAAACATACTCAATTGAACTTCGTTTTCCTTTCTTATTTTTGGGTGTTCCGTAGATTTTTTCACATAATTTTCTCCATCTGAATACTTGAATCCCATTCCACCAAGTATGATGTCCATTGCCAATGGTGGGAAAATCTAAAACTTTTTCACATTCAGGATAATCTGCTAAAAAGCGTTCGTTTGCTAGTTTGCAATCTTTTTCGTTAGTGTCATCCACAATGATTAACGCATCGTCCGCAAGGTAAGGAATAGCCAGATTTAGCCCTTCATATTGACTGTTGTAGTCATGGGCCCCGTCGTACACATATATCCCTATTTTGGCAGGATACTTAAACATATTGGAGCTAAAGTAATGACGAAAATCGTGATTGATTAAGTAGATATTTCTCTCTAATCCTTCTCGGTTAGCATTTTTGATAAATAGCTCTTGATTGTTGCCATGATCAAATTCAGAAAAGTTGTCAATTGCTATCCCTTTGGGATTTAAGGGAAGATTGGGAGCGTCTAACATTGCACCGCAGATCATAGCTCCCTGATAAGTTCCTACTTCTAGATAAATTTCATCTTTTTCTAGATACCTTACAGCTAGATTAAGAAGAGCTAAAACATTTTGAGTTGTCATTCCATTTACTCTTTTAAGTAGATCCGCAAATCGAGAATCTTTAGGCGTTATCGCCTCGGTTTCCCAGTTGTTAAATTCAATCGGCAAATCACACAAAAATTCTTTGGTTTCCATGGGTTTTAATTAGGTGGTTAAATTTCTCTTTATTCTGTACTAAATAATCAGGAAATGTGTCATCAATCGGACATATTTTTAATTGTTGTCCATTCCACAGTATGGCATTATCTACCCAGCCATTAGTGTTTTTCCGATTCTCATGGGAGTTCATCTCTACATGAGCATAGCTTTCTAGTTTCTGCAATACCCTGTCTGTTCCCCCAAGATAGCTAAAGTGCCATCCGTAGCGCTCACAGGGGACAAAACTATCAATCCTACCCCGTAGATTGCTTAATGACTCCCCTTTAATGTATTCGTGGTAGGGAATAGCTTTCGGTCCTGCCCATCCACAGGAAAAGGTATTTAGCCAGAAATAAAAAAGATTCTGATTAAAAGCAGCAACTTTCATATCAGAGGTGTAGGCTTCAACTGATTCAGCCGAGGGAATTTCATCGGCATCTGAAACAATCACAAAATCCCCATTCTCTAATTCTGGCACTCCTAGCCTAATAGCGTCTCTTTGCCCTCTTTCCCTGTCCCATGGGTTTTGAGTATCAGGAGGCTTGTAAACAACGTGAATAATGCGGTCGTGAAAGTTTTTGAATAGATGGGCATTTTCTTGATAATAAAGTGGCTTGGGATTGCCTGAGTGTGTGACAGGGGACTCGACTAAAATAAATTTATCAATTACTTGATCCAATTCGTTTAGTCTGATTTCTAATAATTCTAGCTCATTGAAAAACATAAAGCCATCATAGATTTTACCCATTTAATCCTCTAGCCATTTGATAAATTTATTGGCGACAAACTCCCAAGTAAACTGACTCAATCTATCCTTTGCTCTAATTGCTTTTATTTCGGCAATCTCAGGATCGTTGCACACTTCACGTAAAGCATAAGCAACATCATCGGGACAAACATAAGCCCGCTCTAGGCTCAAAATAGGATCGGTTAACATCATTCTTGGCTCAACGGGATAACCGCTCTTACTGTCAAACAATTCACCTAAAGCGGCAAAATTTGTATAGATTTGAGGACAGCCTACCATCGCGCTTTCGGTAGAAGTCAAGCCCCATCCTTCTCCCGTTGAAACGTTAACATTAACATCTACGGCATTGTAAAAAAGGTTTAACAATTCATTTGGGATTTGTGGATGCAAGTAGGAAATTGTAGGATTCCCATTTTCATCGGTTTCGGTTGCGGGAAGTAGTAATTGTCCTTCTAGTTTTACGTTCCATTTTTCACACTCTCTAGAGAATAATTCCTGTACCCAAAACCCAACATCTTTAAAACCGCAATGAAGGTATAGGTAAGGAATCTTTTCTAGTCCAGATTCTTTTACCCAAATGGCAAACTTAACAAAAGCCTTAACTAAAATGTCAAGACGTTTTCTTTCTGTATTCCTGTTAGCAGAAAACACAATAAAATTATTTTCAGAAACATAATCTTTAAAAAGAGCTTTCCTCGCTTCTTCCTTGTTTAGGGGATAAAAGCAAGGACTATTCCCATGGGGAATAATTTCTATTTCTTCGTCCCATCCAGCCTTTTTGATAACATTTACTCCAAAATTGGTGTAAGTAGCTATCTTGTAAGCCTTAGAAAGATTGCAAATTAAAGGTGCGCTGTATCCTTCACTATCTACAGGAAAATAGAAGTAGAGTTTTTGCTCTAGTAGTTTCGGACAAAAATGGAGGTAGTAGTTGATAATCCAAAGATCATTAAGAATTACTACCTTATCAAATTCATCAAGATTGATTCTTTTTTCTAGAGCTTTATAGCCATAAGGATCATTATTTTCAGGGTCAAAACAGCTAATAATGCGACAAGAATCCATCGCTACTATTTTGTCGCAGTCAAAATTTAGGGCATATACCGTAATATCGTAAATTTGCTCTAATCTGGTTATGAGTTCAAATCCCACCCTCCCGAACCCCGATGGGGGGCTTGTATCTTCAAGGGATTTTATTGGGCTATCTCCGAGCCATAAGAGCTTAGGTTTTTCCATGTTGCAATTTATCCCAGTGAATTTACAAAAAGAGAAGCTTTGTATTTTGACAAGGCAGGGACTAGGCTGATCGCATCCTCTACCGATTCAAATTTTTCTGATTTAATTATTTTTTGGCTATCTGCTACAGATAGCCCTAAGTTTCTTAAAGTTTGTAGTGTTACATTGTTTAAATCAATCTTTTCCCCAGACTCGGCTTTATCGGCTAATACTTGCTCGTCTGGCTCTAGACTCCAACCATCTCTCAACCAAGCTTCAACGTCTACGGGGTAAACTTCCTGCTCTTTTTCGTCCTTGTAAATGGTGTACATATCCATCGGCTTACCATGGCTCTTAATAATGTTCTATACTATAGTACATTATGAGAAAAGAAAAAACATGGCTAGTATTGTAATGTGCCAAGATAATAAATGCCCGTCTCAATATCGGTGTCTTAGGCATTTTTGCAGTGGCACACGACCTAAGATTGAACATCAGGAGTATGTTAGGGTTAATCGCCACCCTGAGATGCCTTTGTGTGAGCTATTTCTTGATAGGGAAGCCAAGCCATGAGCCGACTAAATCCTCTCGTTTTCCCACTGCCAACGGGAATTAAAAACACCTACTCAGGTATTCCTGAAAATACTTGGTTATTCGATGCTTCTAAGTTGGGATTGGCAGGAGATTATCTAGTTTTGTGGATACCTCCTAGTGATTACAAAGCTGATCTGCCTACTGTGGAAGTGGTTTCTGGCTACAGTTCTACCTTTGTCAACCCCGATGGTGACACCTATCAAATCCAAGCCACAATTAGAGAGAGCAAAGAATCAGCCGAACAAATATTAAAAGAACTAATTAGGCGTTCTTATTCAGGGGATACTGTTACCCCAATCACGCTTTATGATTATCATCGTGCGGCTATTGGCAGTCAATATACAACCCGTCAGGGGATAATGTGGATAGAACAGCCTACGGGTTCTTTTCGTGGCTCTAATCAGAATTTAAGCCAAGGCTTTAATGTTGTTTTTAAGGAGATTTAATCATGTGGATTAAAACTAAAGTTCATGGGGAAACGAGCGAATTGGTTAATACAAATAGCTTTGAACGGATTACAATCTTGAGTGGTAATTGTCATGATATTCTTGGGGCATTGAATGGAAGATTTGACGTTTTAATCTATAGAGCAAATCATCCTACACAAGAGGATTCAGAAAAGAAAATGGCTAAAATCGAAAGGTGTTTTAGAGATGGGCGCGGTTTTTGTGATCTAGATGGGGAGGCATAGTCATGGAAGAACCAGTAAAATATAATACTGACGGGAAGGTGCTACCAAAAAAAACCTATGAGAAACTAGCAGAAATTACCGAGCTAGACATCCAATCAGCAACAAAAAAATCATCTGATGTTCTCAAGGATTATATACAGGCAAAGCCTACCAAATAGTTTGAGATTCTTGGCTTGCTTTCCCTTGTGCCAAAGGATAGATGTCCCAATTCAAATACCTTAAAGTATCGGCTAAGTGCGAACGCATTAAGTCGGTTTTTTTGTCGATTTCTGCTTTTCCTTCTATCCACTTAAGAGATTCTAAATCAGCTATCAACTCATCACAAGTGTCCGATAGGAATAGCCTGTTGTGGTAGAAAGTAGCGTTAAGAGCGTTAATAGAGTCTTGCACGGATGGATTCGAGAGCTTGTAGCAAGTTTCCCAAGTAAATTTTAAAAGGCTAAATTCTTCTTTAATTATTCCCCAGTTAGTATTTTTACTGTTAGCTGTTTTTTGGTTTCCCGAAGCGTCGCCATGAATATAAATTTTGCTAGGCTTGAGTGGCTTTAAATATTTTCCTGTTTCTTTGGCAAGCTCAAAGGTGTCTGAGTTAAGTAAAAAGAACTCTCTGATTATTATGATTTCCCCTGCTATTAATTGAGCAACTATGGCAGTGGCGGGGGAGTGGTTAAAGTCAAAACTAATATGAATAGGAAATCTTTTGTCATAGGTGGCTATTGATTCAGGGATTAGATGGGTTTTCCTGTCAAAATATTTAAAGATTAGCCCTTCTGTGATCATGCTATATTCCGACAAGATTTCAAGCTTGAATAGCTCAGGAGTTAAGGTGGCTTTCATCCTGTCGATATAATCAGAATCGGCGTGTAGATTTTCTAGGCTAGTCCCTGCTATTGATAAAAATTTAGCTTTTTGGTCATCTGTTCTTTTTGGGTCGTCAAAGATTTTATAGCAGTAATTGTAAGGCTGATTCTTATTAATCGAACTGGTTATGAGGAGCATCCCACTACTTTCCCCCTTACCCCTTCCAATCCGTCCCATAATCGTATCAAAAGCGCCCTTAACAGAGTAAGCATACTCATCAGCCCATACCCATCTTACCTGTAATCCTCTACCTACCTCTTTGGAGTTTTTGGTTTTTCCTGTGAAAGAATCCGCAGAAAGGACGTAGTGGAAGGTTTGCTTTTTGCCGATATAACAATGACGATTGGCGGCGATCGCCTTGGCTGTTGCTTCGGAACTTCCACGATTTGGTTCTAGTGGGATACCGAACATTTCGCAATAATCAGCCAGTGCCACTAGGGTAGAGGTTTCCAGTTGTCCGTAACTATTGGCGGTTATCAATCCCCTGCCTTGGGGGTCAATCTCAGAGCGATAAACTACCGACCAAGCCCCTAAAAAGCTCTTACCCGCATTAATCCCCCCCTTGTACCACAGAGACAATTTCCCGTTAGGATTTTTTAAGAGTTCTACCATCGCGGCTTGTGCCCCTGGGTGTGGTTCAAACATCGGAAAAGATTCTTGAACCTCTTGTAACTCAAGCCCCACACTCCAATCAATTGATTCGTGAATTGTGGATAATCCTAGTTGTTCTATATACCTACTCACGAAAAACTCAGCATATTAAATATCTCTATACTACAATTTAGGTACAACTATTATGATTAAATTATGGATTTTTCGCTGCCAACTTGCCCAATTGAAAAATTAGAAGGGGAAACTAGCACGGCTTACACCGCACTATGGGTATTTTTGGAAATGGGACCGATTAGAACGGTTCAGCTTGTGGCGGATCATCTTCAATCTTTAAGAGCAAACAGGAAATTATCGGAGCGAAAAGATAATGATACGCGCACTAGGAACGGAAGGCTAGAGCGATATGCAACTGATCACCGTTGGCACGAAAGAGCCGATCTTTATGATGAATGGCTGCGGCGGTGTCAACTTAACGCAAAACTAGCCGGGCAAAAAGAAACCTTTGAAGCATTGGTTAGACCGTTTCGTGAGGGCTATGAGCTAAAAGTTGAAGTAGAAAAAAGACTGTTAAAACAGATTCAACTTAACGCTATTAGCCCAGAGGAAAGGGAATCCGTAGGGCTTGCTGACCCATTCCTAAGCGTTAGGGATGTGTCGGAGTTGTCGGGAGCATTCCAACGGGTAACGATGGCAGGAAGATCAATAATTGAAGACGCGCTTAAATTTCATGGGCTTGATGAGATTGCCAAAAGGATAGGAGCAGAAACGGCTAAAAACGATAAGCATTAAAAAGCCCCTTGCGGGGCTATCGTGAAATTTTAGGCTAGGTGGGAATATTGCGCGATAACGTCAATCCAGCTATCCTTAGTATTCCCGATTAACTGGCTATTGTCCGAGTGAGTTACTATTCTTAGGTGGCTTGCCAGCGCCACTAATTCTTTGATGGTAAGCTTTTTTAGGCTGTTTCTAGTCTTTTGTACTAACTCTAGTGGCACGGATTCTAATCCGTAGGTTATGATTGTAGAAGCAATTTGTTTAACGGTGTCTAGTCCTTTTAATTTGGTAGTCATTGCTTTGTTCTCTGGTTCGGTATTGGTTGCAGTTTCCTCGTTGACAGTGGTTTGGACTTCTTCGTTGACAGTGGTTTGGGCTTCTTCGATCATTGCAATGATCTCATCTTTTTTGGCTCGTTTAGGTACGGTCAATCCAAATCTTTCCTGCGCGATATGGCTTAAAACAGGTACGGTATAGATTCGGAGATGTTGCCATGAATAATTTGGGTGAGATAAGTAGATGTCTGGGATGAAGTTGCGTTTGCTGGCCATTGTTTTGTCCTCGTGTTTGTTTGTTTTCTATACTCTTAATATCTCATGCCTACTCTTAATTGTCATCAGTAAATATACTGAAGTTTTGAGAGTGCTAGGATAGAACAAATACACTAGGAGCAATTATGCTTTAGAGATTAGAGGAAGCTATCAATGGTAGGAGAACCGTACACCTATAACGCTGTGATTACTCGCGTTGTTGATGGGGACACCGTAGTGGTTGATGTCGACGCTGGTTTTGATATCTGGCTACGGGGTCAGACTCTTAGATTAAATCGGGTTAATGCTCCTGAAATGAAAACCCCAGAAGGCAGGGCATTATTTGATCGGCTTCAAGTTTTAACTGGTCAGAAAATAATTATTAAGACTATTAAAAACCATCGGGTAAAAAAAGAAACCCAAAAGGACAGCTTTGGGCGATATCTTTCTGAGGTAGAAATTAATGGAATGGGGAACTTATCTGATTATCTTCTGACTAATAACCTAGCCGTTCCCTATAGCTAGTCGGAAGCGTTTTCTGGTTCGGATTCTGGCACATCAACATAGACCATTTCATAGCCTAGTTTTTTTAGATGTCCTCGCAAGGCTTTATTTTCTTCCTTTAAAGCAGCGTTATCCTCAATAATCTTTAGCGCCGACTTATTAGACTCCCTTAGATCAGCATTGTCCTCAATTACTTTTAGTGTTTCTTTTTTTTGTTTGATTAAATTAGTTTTGGCATCAATGTACGCATTTTCTAAATCTGATACTTTTTGCCTCCAACTATTACTCAATTCCTGTGCTGCTAGATAAGTATTCTGATCGTATATGGCTCTAGCCTTTTGAAATGATGGCATGGCTGATATTTTCTGAATAGTTTTTAATAGTTCATCTTCTAGATCAACTTCAAATTCTTGTAAGGTTTCCATGAATTGAATTACTTCGGCGCACTTTCTTAGATTGGGGCTACTAAATCCACTAGGACTAGGGCTAATATCGGGAGCGTCGTCGCTGTTAAAGTCTGTCAGCATTTACATTTAATCCCCTCAAAAATTGCTAGATTAGATTTTATTGTAGCAATAGGAATATAGATATGCAATTAGAGCAGCTTTACAAATACTTGTGCCAATCTCCCTGCGATATCAACGAGCATCTTCCCACGCTGCGGGATCTAGCCTCACAGGTGGACACAGTAACGGAATTTGGTACACGCCACGGAGTTAGCACCGTGGCATTATTAGCAGGACAGCCCAAAAAGCTAACTTGCTACGATATAGATCCTAAGTGGAATGATTGGAACGAAATCTTAAAACTTCGGGGGAAAACTGAGTTATCATTCAACGTTCAAAATACCCTAAAAGTTAAAATAGAGCCTACAGATTTTTTGTTTATTGACACTCTTCACACCTACGATCAACTGATCGAGGAATTGCGATTACACTCATCCAAGGTGTCTAAATACATCGCTCTACATGATACTGTTACTTTTGCTCACGTAGGGGAAGATACAACCAAAGCAGGACTATGGGATGCAGTTTCTGAGTTTATTTTTGATGAAACTTTTCAGATTAAATATCACTATCAAAACAATAACGGATTAACAGTTTTAGAGCGGATAAATTGACAAGAAAAACCCCCTTTCGGGGGCTTTTATGCTCAATTCAAAAAACTATAGGCTAACTT